ACAAGATGATCGTGGGGGAGATACAGGGCCTCTCCTTCGCGAGGGATGAAATCCGAGCCCTGCTGGAGAAAAACATTGACCAAGAAGATGGATTTGACGGGTCTGGGTGACCTTTCTGTCAAACCGGCATCTGTCGAAGGGGCCTATGTTCCGTCGACAGATCGGGTCTTGGACCCAAGCCTTGTCGAAAAAAATCTGGTTGATCGCCTTCCACAACCTTCGGGTTGGCGGATTTTGGTGATGCCGTTTCAGGGTGTCGCAAAGACAGCCGGTGGCCTGCATATTCCCGACGAAGTTCGGGATCGCGAGGCGGTGGCAACGGTTGTTGCCTATGTCCTGAAGGTTGGGCCTTTGGCCTACAAGGACGCTGAGAAGTTTGGTCCAGACTGCGCCCCTTGGTGCGAGACGGGCCAGTGGGTCTGCATTGGTCGATATGCTGGCTCCCGGTTCAAGATCGACGGCGGTGAGGTTCGCATCATCAACGATGACGAAGTGATCGCAACGATCCTTGACCCACAAGACATCAAATCAGTGTAAGGGGGCCGAGATGGCTGACGAAAACCAAGACGAAGATCTGGGTCAAGAGGTATTCCTCGACGATCAGGATGAGGGCAAAAGCGAAAAGCCGCAGTCCGAGTCCGAGTCCGATAGCGATGTCGCGAAGGCGGCTGCGCGTGTCGAAAGCGGCGAAGACGATCTGGACAGCTACAGTGCCAGCGTACAGAAGCGCATCAAGAACCTCACGCACAAGTATCGTGAGGCCGAGCGACAGCAGGAAGAGGCGACTCGGGTCGCCCAGCAACTCCTGCAGGAAAACGAACAGCTCAAAGGGCGCATGCAGAAACTCGACAGCGGGTATCTGAATGAGTACGGGGCGCGAATCGAAAGCCAGATCGGCGCGGCTCGCCGAGCCTACAAAGAGGCGTACGAGGCTGGCGACACCGACGCGATGATCGAAGCCCAAGAGGCGCTTGCTCGGGCGACGAACGAAAAAGATCGCTACGAAATCGCCAAGCGTCGGGCCGAGACACAGCAAAGTGCTGTTCGGCAACAGTCTGGGCAATACGCCCAGCCGCAGCCCCAGCAGGCTCAGGCTCAGCCGAAGCCAGACCCCCGGGCACAGTCGTGGGCAGAGAAGAACGAGTGGTTTGGTCAGGACGAGGTGATGACCTACGCTGCTTTCGGGATTCACCGCAAACTGGTCGAAGAAGAAGGCTTTGACCCGCAGAGCGATGAGTATTATACTGAAATCGATCGGCGTATGCGTTCGGAGTTCCCGAACAAGTTCGCCGCCGAAAAATCGAGCAGGAAGTCGCAGGTCGCCTCTGCTGCTTCTTCCGCATCTCGCACAACAAAGCAGGGGCGTCGGTCGGTAAAGCTGTCACCGTCGCAGATTGCTATCGCGAAGAAGCTGAATGTTCCTCTCGAGGAATACGCCAAGTACGTGAAGGAGTAAGCGATATGGCTGACAGAACACCCCGAGCCGCAGAGACCCGCGACAAAAACGAACGTCGCAAACCGTGGGCACCGCCCAGTCGCCTCGATGCACCAGAGCCGCCCGCCGGTTACGTGCATCGCTGGATTCGAGTCGCAATGCGTGGCGAGGAGGACAAGATCAACGTCCACCAGAAGCTGCGTGAAGGATGGGAACCTGTCCGCGCCGACGAGTATCCGGATTTCCAAGCCCCGACGATCGACGAAGGTCGGTACGCAGGGGTCATCGGAAATGGGGGTCTGATGCTGTGCCGCATACCTGAAGAAACAGCGCAAGAACGATCCGCGTATTACGGGAACCGGACCCGCGAACAAATGCAAGCTGTAGATCAGGACCTGATGAAGGATCAACATCCTTCGATGCCGATCACAAAAGATCGGCGCAGTCGTGTCTCATTCGGTGGCCGACGGTCGGACGCCGAGTAACTGAAACTGAAGGAGCTATACCATGGCTAACATCAATGGTGCCTTTGGTCTTCGTCCCATGGGTAAAGTGGGGCAGAACGCCAACAGCACCGGTGCCACAGAGTATCGCATTGCTTCAACGAACACGAATGCAATCTATCAGGGTTCTCCTGTGATTCCGCTGGCAGCAGGTGTCATTGACATCGTTGGCGCGGCCGCAGGTGGCACTGTCGGATTGCTTGGTGTTTTTTGGGGCTGCGAATACGTCTCGTCGGTCACCGGTGAAAAAATCTTCTCCAACTACTGGCCGGGTTCGGGTGCTGATTCGAACTATCCAGTCAAGGCTTTCGTCTATGACGATCCAGCCCAGCTGTTCCTGATCGCGACGTCCAACGTCGTTGTGGGCGCAGACACTGAAGCCGAGGTCCGGGCCGCTGTTTTCGCCAACGCGAACTTTGCAACGGCAGCTTCGGGTTCGACGGTCACTGGCCTGTCGAGCGCGACTCTTGACCTCAACACCATCGCCACCACCAACACTCTGAACCTCCGGATCATGGGCGTCATGGACGACCCGGAAAATCTGGACTTCGCGTCTGCTGGTGTCGGCATTCTTGTTCGTCTGAACAACCACTTCAATTCGTCGAACGGCGCGATTGCTGGTGGCACTGTTTCGACGACCGGCGTGTAAAGGGGGTCTGAGTCATGGCTATTTCTCGCGCACAACTTGCGAAAGAGCTGGAACCGGGCCTCAACGCCCTGTTCGGCATGGAGTACGGTCGGTACGAAAACCAGCACTCCGAGATCTACACAACCGAATCTTCGGACCGCGCGTTCGAAGAAGAGGTCATGCTCTCGGGTTTCGGTGCTGCACCGACCAAGTCGGAAGGTTCCGCAATCACCTTCGACGAAGCGACCGAAGCGTACACCGCCCGGTACAACCACGAGACCGTCGCAATGGCGTTCGCTCTGACCGAAGAGGCCATCGAGGACAACCTCTATGACCGTCTCGGCAGTCGCTATACTCGGGCGCTCGCGCGTTCGATGGCACACACCAAGCAGGTGAAGGCTGCGGCGATCCTGAACAACGCCTTCGCCGCCGGGGCCAACGCCATCGGTGACGGCAAAGCGCTGTGTGCAACCGACCACCCGCTGACCAGCGGCAACTCGTTTGCAAACACACCGAGCACAGCTGCCGACCTCAACGAGACTTCTCTGGAAGATGCGTTGATTTCGATCGCCGGCTTCGTCGATGAGCGTGGCCTGAAAATCGCTCTTCGCGGTACGAAGCTGATCATCCCTCGTCAGCTTCAGTTCGTGGCCGAGCGTCTGATGGTGTCCAACCTGCGCGTTGGCACCGCCGACAACGACGTGAACGCGTTGAAGTCGATGGGCATGCTGCCGGAAGGTTATGTGGTCAACGACTTCCTGACCGATCCGGATGCGTTCTTCATCAAGACAGACGCACCTCGCGGCTTTGTCCACTTCGAGCGCACAGCTCTGAGCACGGGCATGGAAGGTGACTTTGACACCGGCAACATGCGCTTCAAGGCACGGGAGCGTTACAGCTTCGGCGTCAGCGATCCGCGCTGCGTGTTCGGTTCCCCGGGCGCTGCGTAAGCGATTGAAAGGGCGGCGTTGCCGCCCTTTCTCCTACACTATCCTGACAGACACGCTGTGTGTCTGACACCACCCACGACAGGAGATTGACATGGGTACATCTACTTTTTCTGGGCCGGTCGTATCGACCAACGGCTTTACCGGTGACATCACAGGGGCGATCAAGCTGCCGACTTACGACGTTGCAGGGGCACCGTCCGCGTCGACCGCAGGTGCCGGCACCCTGATCTACGTTTCGGATGGCGCTGCTGGCTCCCCGATCCTTGCGTTTTCGGACGGGACCAACTGGAAGCGTTCCGACACCGGCGCAACCATTTCTGATTCGTGAGGTGAACCATGACCATTAAGTGGGAACCCGCATCCGAAGAAGAAATGAAGGCTCGTCAGGGTAAAGCCTCGGGCAAAAAATCATCTTCGAAAAAACGGGACGAAGACGTACAGGACGGTGACTGATGGGTCGTTCTGACATCAAGACGAAGCGTGTTACGGGAACCGGTGCCGTTGGGATCGGCCGTGCGCGTATTCGCCAGCTTCAGGTGAAGGTTGGGGCCGGGGTCGGCCGGGTCACCATCACGGACGGCGATGGTGGTGCCACTGTTCTCGATCTCGATTTCACGGCAAGTGACACCCATTCGGTAAACATCCCGTCAGACGGAGTGCTTTGCACTTCCGACCCATACGTCTCCGTCGCGACAAATGTCGACGCGATGACGATCTTCTATGGGTGAGGGGGATGGTGGTATGGAACTCATCGCTGACAACTGGTCCGTTTTTGCGGGTGTGGTTGGGTTTTTGGTTTGGTTGATCCGCTTGGAAAGTCGCAGCATCGAAAACACCAAGGAGATCAAGCGCCTACGGGAACAGCGAAAAGAGGACATGGAGATCAGCCGCCAATCGCGCGAGGACACGAATCAAATGCTTGCCGAGATACGCGATGACATAAAGTCCTTGATTGCAAAGGTCGGGAAGTGAGCTACGACATCCGCTCCATATCCCAAATGGGAACATCGGAGCCGTTCGAGCTTCAGGTGGCTCGGGGTCAAATCCCGGGCCACAGCGTTGTCCATGTATTTGGTCACAACCCAGACGTAGACAACGGTGTGGAGGCTACTGTTTGGCCAATTTCTGGGGCAATGCTGACCCACCCAACCACCCCGACAATAATGAAAATCAGCTCGTCCAATTCCAATGACACCGCGGCGGGCTCCGGTGCGCGGACAATCCGCATCTTGGGCATTAACGGGACCGGGGGTTACGTCGAGGAGGTCGT